GCTCCGGAAAATCTTTATTATAAATAGGAGTTGGTTTTTTCTTCTTGTTAGTCTTGATTGGCTGATATGTCTCAGCTTCCTCTGCGTACTTGTCCAAATCCTGGAGATGAACTTTACCCATGTCTATAAATTAATTAATTGATCTTGATACTCAACCAAACGTTCAACAGTGAGTTCCATATTACCTAACTGGAACTTACCAATAGCTTGGTTTTCTTTTAAAATGTCTGGAAGCATCTGAATGTACTGAAAGTCTTCAGAGTTAAACGTCTTACCGTCTAAACGTACAACGATGTCGGATGTATGGCTATTTACAATTCTCTTTGTCAAATCGTAAGCAGTGTTTGGTTGCTCTTGTTGAATATAACTATCAACCTTTTCCTGTAACAGGTCAGTGTAGATTGTATTACACCAGGGCTCTAATACTCTTAGCAATGCTTCAGTACAGTTACTTATTCTAAGATTGATATCGTACTTTGGCGAAACAATTGGCTTCATTAAAGTATCATGCTTTACAAAGTGTCCCCACTTACGAATAAAGTTACGAGTGCTTCTCTCATTCTGCTTCAACCATTCATCAGACTCTTTACCTACTGTTGTGATGGTAGGATTGTATCTAGAACCTCTACAGGTCATATGGTAGACACATCCCTCCCAGGTTTGAATAAATTCTATTCCGTCTAAGAGGAATCGGTTGAAGATGTCTGAGTCTTCTTTTGACTGAGGAGCGTATAGAGGATCATGTCCTCCAATCTTCTGGAAGTCCTCTCTGTAGAATGCCCAAGGTGCAAAGATACCTTCCGTTGTTTGGTCCCTAACTGAATCAATATGTTTACTAACCCAGACTAGGAATTCATCCTCAGGAAAGTCTTCTGGCTCTGTTCCAAAGTTACGCAAGACCTTCTCAGGTCCGTCCGGATGTAGAGGAGGTTCGATACGAGTCAGTGATACAATCTTTCTAGGCTCAATATACTTTTCGATAGCATCGATGGCTTGAGGACAAAGATACATATCGGCATGATAGATCATAGCAACGTCTGCTGTAGCTACTTCATTAACCAATCGGTCGTAAAGTATTGTATGACCTAGACGAGTAGGACCTTCATTACGGATGGCCTTGAAGTGAGGATCCTTCTCCATTCTCTCCTGACACCACTCCCAGGTACCGTCGCTACTAAAGTCATCTGCTACACAGACCTCTACTTCATGGTTACCTTGATTCTTTCTAATAGCTTCATAGGACCATTTTAGGTACTTGAGATTATTTCTTGAGGGTTGTATGAAACTTATTTTCATCCTTCTATTCTTTCAAATGTTCCTAGATTCAGATCATAACCTTTGATCTCTTTCCAGTTTGGTTTAGGTTTAAATATTGCAATCGTCTGAGGAGTATCATCAATCTTCTCAATTACATCGTAGTAATCTAATACACACCAGTAAGGAGAACGCTCACACCAATCGTGAATGACTAACACTCCGTCTTCTTTTAAGAAGCTCAGAGCTTTGTATGTACACAGTCTTCTTGCTCTACCATCGACCAGTATTAAATCAAACTGTTCCTTTGGCAACTCAATTGCATTAATATACTCTGCATAGTCTTCGTATGTAGATTGATGGTAGAAGTTACTGCTTGGCTCTCCGGCAATGAAGTAGAGTGTAGCATTGTCTACCTTCTGCTGTGATAGCATCTCAGATACCTTATTGTACCATTGCTGATTATTCTCTACTGAATAAATTCTTTTAACGAGTTGAGAGAAGTATTGAGTGCTTCCTCCTGATCCCCACTCAAACATTACTGAGTCGATTGTTAGGTGCTTCTCTATTAGCTCTCTTTCTCTATCGTGCATCCATGCTCCGTTCATGACAGGTACATATGTTTAAATGATTGTTCTGTATAATATGTTTCATAGAGAGTTCTAGCGCGTTGACTGCATTGATTATAAAAGCTCTCATCGTTATGAAGTAGTCCTACTAGCTTTCGGGCTGTAGCTAGATCTCCATCCTCAACAGTTAGCTCAGGATGCAGAGTGTATTGAGTGTCTAGTCCTCCATACCCTATACAAGGAATGCCTAAGTAGGCACAGTTAAGAGCAAAGGTTCCTGCAGCATGAGTCCTCATCATATGAATACCTATCTTTCTCTTACTCAATTCTGATATCCATTGGTTCCATTCTAGATAAGGCAGTTGAGTAATTCCTAACTGCTCTTCTCCTTCTTGACGTCTACCCATCTGAGGAGAGTATATTTCATCTGTAATGCTTTTAGCTAACATAAATGAATCAAAGCCTCCGTACCAGCTCTTGAAGTTGCCTCCTATCATCACTCCTGTTCTTTCTTCCGGAGGAGTAATAGCTCCGATTGGGTCTTCAATCATTAACGATTGTAAAACTCTTACATCAGGATGGTTAGTTAGCCCTTGATAATATTTACTATCCTGTTGATTGTGTACGTAAATGATATCGGCAGCCATTAAGTTATTAAAGTAGTGCACTTGATTGGCTAGAGGATAGTCTTGAAAGTACCAGAAGGGACCCTCCTGCATGATGCCTACCTTCTTACATTTAGTCTTTAAAGCAGGTACGTTTACTTTATCTGGATGGTTCTTAGAATTAATAACAATTCCTAGATCATATTCCTGTTCAGGTACTTGAGTGAAGTTATAATGGTCTGCATTCATTGCTACCATCCAGGCAAACTCTGTACGCATGTTTGTATGCGTACGAGGAATCTTCCCGTTAAAGTTCATCTCAGTAAAGAACGCTATTCTCATTTGCTATAGATATCGAACCAATGCTCGATCATTTCGTCCATCAACGTTTCAAATGTATACTCAGGCTCCCATCCTAGTGAACGGATCTGACTAGAGTCTCCTTTCAGATACTTTAGCTCTTCCGGACGTAAGAACTTTTGATTCTGTACTACATACTGGTTGTAGTCTAGTACTAGCTTACCAAATACATACTCGCACATCTCTCTTACTGAATGAGTAACTCCTGTAGCAACTACCCAGTCACCTGGCTCTTCTTGCTGAACGATTAGATGCATTGCACGGACATAATCCTTAGAGTGTCCCCAATCACGATATGCGTCCATATTACCTAGCTCAAGCTTATCCTGCAAGCCTAACTTAATACGAACGGTTGCCTTAACTACTTTGTTAGTTACAAAATTAGAACCTCTACGAGGTGATTCGTGATTGAATAGGATACCATTTGAGGCATGCATGTTGTATGCATTGCGATAGTTACGTACGATATTATAACCAAACACTTTAGTACAGCCGTAAGGTGATACAGGAGTCATCTTAGTAGTCTCTCTCTGGTATCCATCTTCATCGACTGAGCTACCGAACATCTCTGAAGAGGATGCTTGATAGAACTTAGCATTAGGACAATTGTTACGAACTGCTTCAAGGATATTAACTACACCTAAAGCATTTGTCATTACTGTGAACTGAGGAATCTCATATGAAATACGTACATGCGACTGTGCTGCAATGTTATATACTTCATCAGGTTGAATATCTCTTAAGAGCTTCTCCAGGCTACTTTGATCTAAAAGGTCTCCGTAGTAGGTAGTAACCTTTCCTTCTAAGTGATTAATTCTAGACTCTTGATGTTCAGGAGTAGAGTTACGACGAACAATACCGTGAACTTCATAACCTAAGCTTACTAAATACTCTGCAAGGTATGAGCCATCTTGTCCGGCAATACCTGTAATGAAAGCTTTCTTCATAATTACTTTTTAAATATATCCATTTGTGTTAAGTCCGGCCAATCTGTTACTACCCATTGACGAGGAGCGGTAGTAGTTGCTTCCGGTAATTTATCTAATCCTTTCTGAGCTACTTCAGGTGTCATGTAGTAATGGTAACCAACTGTATCAATGTTCTGATCTCTCCAAGGAGTGTTTGGTATACGTCCATCATAGGACATCTTCTTAATCGTTGTAGCAGCTTCTTTGTCGTCTGTTAAAAGTATACCTCCTCTACCTAAAGACAAATGCTTCTGGTATTGGAAGCTTACTCCCATAAACGTTCCTGGTATATAACTTCCTAGCTTCCATAGTACTGCGGCGTCGATTACCCTATCGGTTACGTAGTAATAGTCCTGCCATTGCTCATCTTTCCAGAAAAGGTCTATGTTGAGTTTGTTGGCTAAGAATGGAATAGAGAGGTAAGTACGCTGAGGTACTCTAATATGATCAACCTCTGTATAACGGAGAGCTAATTCAATACCATGGGTACAGCTATCAACAGCGATAGCATAAGGTGCACCGAAGAACTCTGCTACCTTATTCTCAAACTGTGTTACTACTTCAAAGCTCATTTTGTAGCTTGTACGTTTAAACTAATTAGTGTTCCGTTTACTTTATCCATATGAGGAATGTATGCCTGAGAGTGATCATCGAATAGAGCATGCTCTGTATCTTCCCAGTCGTACGTTTCTATATTACTAAATGTAAGAACTTTTAATAAGGATTCCAACTCCTGGAAGTCATAAGTTGTCTTATGGTAGATTGTTTGTTCACCCATAGGCATCTTTCCGTACAGAGGTCCTAAGAACTTGGATAGTGGATATCCTTTTTCAAGGTATAGCTTAACCATTGCCTCAAAGTTAGGTACAGCTAATCTAATTACACCTCCTGGTTTTAGTTTACTATGCCATTTGGTTAGAAGCTCTTTAGCTTCTTCTCTATCAAAGTACTCAAGAACGTGACTAGCGTAGATAAGGTCTACGGAGTTGTCTTCATACGGGAGGTTAACAATGTCTTTAGAATTAAGATGAGGATAATCTCCTCCATCAATATGAACCCAATCAGGTCCAAAGTCTCTCCAGCCGCAACCTAAATTTAACTTTAACATTATTTCTCTATTTTTAAAATGAATTGTCTATTTTGTACTAAACCTGATTTAATTTGGTCTTTATGTTCATTCACGAACTGATCTAACGCTCGATGAATATCGTTACCGTTATCAAAATCATCTCCGGTTATGTACCCTCCTGATTTAACTAACTGGTAGCTCATATTAAGATCTTCTAGCACAGCTTCGTAACTATGGTCACCATCTATGTATGTCCAATCTAAGCTATTAGGTTCAATATGACTTAGTAAGTTTGTGCTAAGGTCTCTTATCACCTGTACATTTGGACTGCTCCTAAACATTCCTACTACATCGTTGTAGATGCCATCCATATCTTCCTGTGAGGTAGCTTGAGTTCCTCCGTACCATCTATCTGGATGCTGAGGTGTAAACAGCCAAGGGTCACATAAGTAGAGTACTGCTGGAGAGATTTTACTGTTAATAGTTTTAGAGAACTCTCCTTTCCATACTCCAATCTCTACTCCTCTGCTTTGTGGAGGGAAGTAATCTAATACAAAACTCTTATCTAACATTGAAACTTCTTCTTAAAGAATTAAAATCTATTCTATCAATATGCATCCGTTGAGCATCTTCCCACTTGTACATGAGGTTCTTCAAAGGCGTACAGATGATTGTACCTCTGTTAAAATAGCTTGCCATTATAGAGAAGCTACTCTGACCTGTGATGAGTATATCTGCAGCACACATATGGTGAAATGCTTCTAGATCAGAGCCTCCAAGCTGTAGTGTTACATTCTCTCTTACAAGTACTTTAAAATCTTCAGGCTGTCCTTCAGAGAAGATATGAATGTCTAATAGTTCCAATCCTAGCTCTGAGTTAAACTTATCGATAATGCCGGCGTAGTAATCTAGATCCAACCATCGGTCTGGGTTCTTACTTGCATTAATATCTCCTCTACGAATATGAATAGCGATAGATACTTTACTGCTATCGTACTTCAAGTCAATACCTCTATCCAAGCTCCAGTATGCTTGCTGAAGCTCTTCTACTACCTTAGAGTAGTACTGAGTAAGTAATCCAGGAAATGGATTATGCCCTAACTTAAATAATGTTTCATCTGAACTACTCTCTATTACTTCTCTTATACGTTCTATACTTTGATAGTAGTGTATGTGATCTAGTTCATCGTTATGGCATAGCTCAGGAGTACCTAACTCAACAACTGATGTGTTACTAATCTGATCAGTTGAACGATAAGCAGTATGTAGGTTTAGGAATGCTTCATACCTCTCTGCATCTTCTGTAAAAGGACTGTACACGTACTCTAAGTCAAATAACTTACTGAGGTATAGTCCTGTAATCCAATTATGGAACTTATGTCCTGAGCTACTTCGACCTGCGTCTGGGTCTGTGAAGTGTATAGGTGCTGACTGAATATACTTCATAATGTCTTACCTGTATGAATGACTCTGTGGATAGTATCCCAGATGTTATATTTGTTTAGTATCAAATCCTTTGCTTCAAATAAAGCTGAGTAGTCTAACTGCTCTACTGGGATGCTTGTAATGTCTCTTACTTGAGCGATTACATCTTTGTCTAGATCAATTGTGAAGTAACTTCCTTTAGGAAAGAATCTATCGATCTGTTTACATCCTACATAGATAGGAAACGTATTACATAGTACAGGGTCGCAGAACTTCTCTGAGAAGTATAAGTCTGTTTGTCCGTTCTCAATAGCTAAATTAAATCGATAAGGAATTAATCCATCTGTCTTATCTCTAGCTGGAAGCTCTCCTAAATACTTCTCATCTGTATAGCGAGTAGTCTTTCCGTAGATATGTAAATCAATACTGGAAGTGTGAAGCTTATCAACTACTTCAACTCTCTTATTATGTCCGCTTACTCCTAACTTACCGGAGTCAATAATGCTTAGTAGGTGAGGCTTATCTGTAGACGTATTAGAGAGTATCTCATCATAGGTTCGATTCACCCACCAGGTCTGAGGCATATGGCTGTTTCCTTTCTCGTGATGAAAGTTATATGCTGCTTGAGGTATATCATGGAAGTATATATGTCTTGGCTCTCTTCCAAAGAAGATTAATTTACTTGCATGATACTTTCCGTCTGTTCTATCTTGAGCTACTTCATAGTCAGCTTGATTGATATCATCTACAGCAATAAGGTTCTTCCATACTCCACTACTACCTGGTGTCTGTTTACTAAACAGTTCAGTTAGTTCTTTGGAAGGTAGGAAGTAGTTATGAAAGTAAACTTTGTAAGTTGTATCAAAGTCCTGAGTGATAAAATTATACAGTAGGTGACCTAGTTTTACTTGATCCTTTTTCTGAGTATCAAAGTCAATCTCTATTCCTTTAAATTGGCTTCTGGTTTGATAGTAGTTGCTCTTTAGAGAGTCTATTGCTCTTCTGTAATCGCCATCTACTATCTTATTGTTGAACCATTTATCGATTCTAAAGGAGCTTTCTAATCCATCTTCCCTATCTACATAGACAATCTTATACTGCTCTCCTTCTGGTATATTATCTATCCAATACTTTAATGTGCCAATAAAGCGAGGGTCTTTGATAAAGACTGTTCTGCCTTTAAGCTGTGCTAAGAAATCCCTAATGAGTGTAGTGAAAGCCTCATCAATAACTTCCGGAAGGTCTTCATTCTTAAAATAGATCTCTGCATTAGAGTAGGTGGCTAGTATCTTATTGTTTAGTTGATTAACAAAGTAAGACTCTTTAATGTCATACTCTCTGGTAAGTCCTTTAGTTGTAGCTACCCTATCGACAATACTCTCACAGCCTATCTCCTCTAGCATAGAAGCTATTAAAGATGTACCTGATTTATATAAACCAACAACAAATACTATCATAACCTCTGGTATACTTTTCCTTCTCTAATTCTCTGTTCTGTTTGCTTCTGCTCAGCTGTCCTAAGCTTTCCTTCATTTTGTAGCTCTTGGTCTCGATTAAGTACATAGAGTACTTCTGGACATCTAAAGATATGGTCCTTGCCAGCCATCTCTACCATCGGTAAGCATAGAGCATGATCCCATGCTGCTGCAAAGATCTCTCCTGTAGCAGGATCAATTAGGTCTTCCCTCTCTATCTTATTAAGTAGCCAGTACTTATAAGTCTTTAGGTGTGAGTAAGGAAAATCATATTGACGATGTAGGTTCTGCTTATCTACTTCTGGATGTATATCTGCCTGGAAGTGACCTCCTAACTGAGCTGTAGGCCACATCTGGTATTGTCCAAAGGTCATCCAAATGTGTTCGTTCTGGTATACTTCATTTAGGTATTGAAGTACAAAGCTACTTGAGAGCCAATCATCTCCATCTACTTCGACAATAATGTCTTCATCCTGTATCAGGTTATTACTCTCTAAGTAGTTCAATGCATACATAAATGCCTTACCTTGACTTCCGTTATCTTTATTTTTAATGACCAGGAAGCGATCATCAGCAAAGCCTAAATGAGTTAAGGTACTATAAGTAGTATCTTTTGAATTATCATCAACGTAAATAAAGAGAGCATTTTTATACGATTGGAATCTATTCATATGAATATTCATCCTAATGTACGGCTCTACATTGTAACATGTAGTGATGATAACAAACCTATTGTACATCTAAGAATGTTTTATCTAATGCCTGACCTTCGTAAGGACCTGTCTTGTATTCGTATACTAGAGTATTGTCTTCTAGGATTGTATAGGTATGTCCTCCTTCTAAAGTAAAGGAAGCATCACCTGGGTATAAGATAGGTTCAGCAATTACTTCATCATCTATATCAAAGAAGGTACAACGTACACTCCCCTGTACTACTATCCAGCTCTCTTGAGCAATCACATTACGGGTACGCTCTTTCCAGATATGCCTATGTGGCCTAAAGGTCTTACCTTCTTCCATATTAAGAAGTGCACATTGGATAAAATGATCTTCTGGTACAACCTCTACACGTCCTGGTGTTAGATCTTCTTTACGTACAATGATGTGTAGAAGCTTATTAGGATCTACTTTTGAATAAATCTTTTCCATTATAAAGTATCGTAGTAGTTATTTTGTTTCTCTTGTCTCTCAATTGCCTTTGCATGTCTTAGTGCTAGTTCTGTCTCTTCCATTGGCAGGTGAGCAAAGTTAGCATGTCCATGAATCTTCTCATGCACAGTACCCCACCATCTAATTCTAGGATCGTTTCTATAGATACGCCATTGATAGTCAGGATAATTAACCCAGCCTTGTTCGTTAACCTGCCAGCCCCATTTCTGAATATGAGCTTCTGTTAGTCCTTCTACAGTATTGATTCGAGGTACTCTAATTAGATCTACATCATTAGCTTCAATAATCTGAGGAAGTATCTTCATCATATACTCTGTAGGCATCTCATCAGCATCAATCTGGAAGATAAAGTCACCTGTACAGTAGCCGTTAAGTCTATTCTTCCAAGCAGCAAAATCATTATCAAAGAACCCTCGCCAGGTTTGAATGTTAGGGTACTTGTTAAACTCTACTAGGTAGTCGATAACTTCTTTATCGCCGTTCTTCTGATCAAAGAGTACAACGACTTCATCCTCAGGACGTTTATGTTCCTTCAGGAAAGGTACTAGCCTTTTAATTTCTTCTAGTTCATTACAGACAGTAATGGCGTAGCTTAGTTTCATAACAATTCGAAAAAGCCAATTACCTCTAGAGCATCCATAAAGTCTCGTTCAGCAAAATGCTGTACGTTCTGCATATCCATTCTATGAGTTTGGTTCTCACTTAACTTCTTATCGCCTTCTTGAAGCGGTACTGCTTTAACTGCTGCCCATTTCCAATCTGTTGCTGATGTTCCATCTAGAAATACCATGCCCCTATTAGGTAAAGTAATTGTAGAAGGTACCCAGATACACCCATCGGCATCTGTATGCATAAGATCTTTATACAATTCAGGAGATGATTCTAAGATAGCTTTAATAGGCTCCGAGCCTTCAGTCATTACTGTTGAGGTAGTAAAGCCACAGCCCATACAGAGCCAAGTTTTAACCTCTTCACTTACCTGCTGTTCGTAGCAGGCATTCGATCCACAGCGCTTACAAATAGTTAACTGTTCCATTTTAAATCTTTTGTAGTTTAGGAAGTGAAAGTGTTGGTAGTTTTAACTCTACCTGTTGAGCAAATGCCGGGAGACTCTTTGATAGAATTGAATCTAATTGCTCTACCATATTATCAAAGCTAAAGTTATTACGTGACTTATACCCTTGACGTTTAGCTAGCTCTGAATACTTCTTATAGTCTTCGAATACGTTACGTAGAGCTAATCCTGCTTCACTATCTGCAGGAGTAAACCATTGTGACTCTGCCAAGATCATATTCTTAACTACGGCACTTGGGTGTACATTCGTTAATGAACCTCCTACTAGAGTAGTAAATTCTCCATCTAAGAAGTCAATATGTCCTGACCATCCTGTGGCAATGATAGGTTTGTTAACCAGACTGAACTCTAATAGAGGACGTCCAAAGCCTTCACCCTTAGTAAAGCTAACCATAGCTTTTACCTTCTTGTGGTTGTATAGTTCGTTAACTTCTTGATCAGACATCTCTCCATGAAGTACGTAGATGTTTGGTAGAGTACCGCTAACAGTACTTCTAATCTCATCTATCTTTTTTAAGATCTGATCTCTGTCTAAGATGGAAGCGTTAGCTGATTGAGTCTTTAGAATAAGAGCTGGTTGTTTCTTTTTATTCTTAAATACTTCTAAGAAGGCTTTGATCATATAGCCAACATTCTTTCTGTCTTGTGCAAAGTCTCCTTGCAACCAATGTCCTACAAATAAGAAAGCAAAGTCTTCTTCGACACCAGATAGGTTAAAGTTAGAAGGAGTAACAAAGTACTTTTCTAAGTCTGCTCCTTCAAGCAGTACCTCAATAGGCTTCTGCAACTCTACTGTACCTTTTACTTTGCCAGCTTCTTCTACATTAAACTTAGAGCGTTGAAAGGTCTCCTTAGCATGATTAGAAGAGACTAGATTAAGATTCATTCTATTCAGTCCTTCAATCCAGCTAGGGTCACAGATCGTAGTCTCAATGCCAGCAGTAACTCCGATGTTATATTCACCTACAGGCTGGAATTCATTAGGTACAGTTACCTGTATCCATACTTGAGGCTTTGATGTAAGGTTAGGTATAACGAGTGATAGTAGCTCTACTTCGTTATGATCCTTTAAGTAACCGAAGCGAGTATTACCCCAGCGCTGGCTTAGAATCTTTACATCGTACTTACCTGTCTTTAAAAGAGCTTTAACTAAGTCTCTGCTTCTTGCTCCATAACCGCTGTACGTATCAATCGGACAGCTTATTGTAACATTTATCTTACTCATTAGTATACCATTGCGTGTTTAACATATCTTGCTGGTAGAGTCTCTACCTTAATAAGGTCGTACGTAGTACGTGGTACAAAGCTTTCAAACGTCTCTTCGATACATTGAGCGATATTAGCTCCCATAGCGTCAGCTGTCATCTTAGCTTCATCTGAACGTACCCAGTCATGACCTAGCATACCTCTACGATCTCTTTCTTCTTTAGGTAACTCGTATACTTCTTGAATAGCATTAGCTACATCTCTGAAGTCACATCTGTCATCGTGAATGTATGGAGTAGGTACTGAGCCTACTAATGAGATGTTAGAAGGGAATACAGGTACTGCCCACTCACCATGCTCTTTATAAGTGCCCATATGATTAGAAGGTACTGATGGGTTTGGTGTATACCATTCTCCTGCTTCATCTACAAACCTCATTTGGTCTTGCATACCTCCGGTAACGTTACCGATGATCATAGTACCGGCAGTCATTGATTCAGTTAGAGATAAGCCCCATCCTTCATTAGAAGAGATCAACATCGTAACATCAGCCATATTGTAGAGCCAGTTCATCTGCTCTGCTCCTAGCTTGTTCTGAGAGAAGAATACATTTACATAGCTTGGGTCACAGATAGCTTCCCTAACAGCATATAGGTCTGTACCATTCTGATCTACTGCTTGTGTATGCATTACTAGTGCACACTTCTTAGCTTTCTCTGGTCCGATCTGATCACAGAACTGTCTGTAGGATAGAATTACATCACCTGGTGACTTACGTCGGATGTTTCTAGAGTTCCAGAAGACAACGAATTCAATATCTCTTCCTTCAAAGATACTATTTCTAAACTCTAAGTACTTAGCATACTGGTCAGAGTCTTTTGTGACTGGTGAGAAGAAGTCTGTGTTGATGCCGTGAGGTACATACTTAATAACTTTACCTTTCCCTTTCTCATCTAATACCATTCTGTTAATGTTAACAGTCTGCTTAGAGATTCCCATCAGTAGATCACAACACTCGTAGAAGCTCTTATTGTAAAGAGGAGTAGGATAATCATCCCAAATGTTTAGATAGAGAAGAGGAATAGTCTGTCTAATCTCTCTTTCAATATCGTACAACCAAGTCCAGTATCTAGGATCAGTAAAGTGTAGAATAGCATCTGGCTTCTCTACTCTAATAAGTTCCCTAACAATATCAGCAGTACCGTAGCCTGACGTAGCATATAGCTTAACGTACGAGTCTTCGATACCTACTTGTTTGTTAACATCTGCCGATAGGTCAAATGCTTTCTTATCATCTGGATGGTTCATTGCTCCTCCTAGGTTAACCCAGTTGAAGTGATGTGAGGTTTGTATTACTATCTCTCTGGACATCGTAGCGATGCCGGAGTGTAGTCTCATATCATCTGATAACAGAAGGATCTTCTTTCGATCTTCTTTTTTAACGTAACTTAATTTACTGTTCATTTATTTGATACTTATATCATTTTGATTGTGTACCTTCTCTCGGAATCTATCATCTGTAAGATAGAGAAAAATTGCTCGGTCGGCAAGCTTTTGAAAAGAAAATTTGTGGCGTACACATTGTATCTTAAACTGTTCAAATAACTCTTGCTCCACCCTTACACTGGTTAGCTTTTTATCACTCATAGCCTTTAGTATTATATATCTATATATAAATATACCCTAGACTACTTTATGGCTACATTACACAAAGGATTATTTTTAAAAGGACAAAACATACAGCTACTCTTTGAAGGCTGTTTAGGATACTCTCTTTCAAGATAGTTTCCATTATCGTCAAAAGCATCTGCTACAAAGCTATTAACCTTCTCCATTGCCTTCTTTCGCTTAACCTTTCCGGAGGCCGGTTTAAACTCTTGCACTCGCTTGGGTACAAACTCTCCTCCTTCGAAGATCTTTCTACGAACAATAAAGTACTCAACGTCTATATTATCTACATCGGTATTGAATTGCTGGGCGAAGTACTCTTTGTATAGAAGTATCTGAGCTATTTTAGTTTCGTCCTTCTTCTCGTAATCGCTCCAGCCTCTAGTAGAAGTTTTGATATCGATAATCAAATACTTATTAGTGAAGCTGTTATAGAATACTAAGTCAATAAAACCTTTGAATAGTACACCAGGCTTTACCTCCTGAAGGATAGGTACTTCGATACCTGCTAGGTAAGTATTCTTTGTACTGAAGTATATAGCTCGTTTCTTCTTGAGGTAGTTTAATATCTGTACCCCATCAGTATGAAACTCTTGAAGCTGTTCAGGAGTAGTGAAGTCTTGATGAGCATTATTGTAACGCTCTTTCTTATAAGTCTTCTTCATTCTATCTAAGAGTAACTCAGATAAGTCCATCTCAGTAGCAGCCTTAACACTTTGATTGTATAATACATCTAACCACTCTTGTGCTGTCTCGTGAAGAGCAGTACCAAAGACTGTATGTATGGAAGGTGTATAAGGTGCTAACTTCTTAGGGTAAGTTAGGTACCATTTGTATTGACAGCTATCATAGAGTAGAATCTGACTGAAAGAGATATTCTTCTCTACACTATAGTCAACTTTTCTAGCTTTATACTCTTGTACTACTTTAACCTCCTTTGGGAGTTTTTTAGCCATAACTTATTTTTTCCACAATCCTTTCTCTACCAGCTGGCAGATGATTGCATAGTTACAGATGTCCTGAAAGGTATCTGATAGAGATTCATTTTGTGTTCCTCTATTCTTAATAATTAAATTCTTCCAACGATTGATCTTATCGCTCATTCGATACCAAAGCCCTGTAAGAGCAAAAGACCTTTCTTCTTCATTGCTAAGCTGAGTGCCAGCAGTAATATTATGCATACCGTAGTCAAGATGTTTCTTACTAAATAGCTCCAGCTGCTCTTCCATGACAGCCATATAGCCATTATAAATGGTAGGATATTCTTTCTTGAGGATCTCAGTAGCACTTGGGCCGTACTTAACTATTTCTTCTGACATATAACTATTAATCGTTTGATTGATTCTTTTTATTAGCAAAACCTTTTACTGTGTTCTCTTCTCGATCTAAACGCTCTTCAATCGCCTCTAAGCGTCCGGCAATAGCAGATAAAGCTTCATTGATATCTTCTACAATGATACTATCGTTCTGTTCTAGTTGAGCAATTTGATCGATTGATACTTTAGGAGTATCTGTCTTAGTTTTTGTACCTCGTAATAGCAAGATGGTTAGCATCACGATAGGTGCTACTAGAATAGTAAAAACAAATAAAGCAGTAAGGGTCTGTAGGATGTGTATCATATACCGTATCTATTATATTTACTATAAGATACGAAATATAATTTAAACGAGCAACTTAACTTCTATCTCCTTTGTGTAGATCGATCTTGTCTAGGATCTTGTTAAGGTCTGTGCTCTTGATGATGCCTACCATTGAGGCGTTCTTTAATGCACTGAGTAGTTGGAGGATGATAAATGGTACGATGATTGTTTCTGATAACCATCCTGTTCCTTCAAAACCTTTTTCAACCATTAATATAACTGTTAAGAAAGCTACCCACGTTATTGCTCTCTGTAATACTCTTACAGCCTTTCGTGTTTGAAAACCTTCTCTTTTGATGCCTGCGGCGATGCCGAAGAACCCATCGATAAATACAACCGCTATTAATGCTAAGTATTGCTCTGCATTACTCATTGTGAGCTCCATAAAGTAGGTGCACATGAATGTTAAGGTTGCAGTTATCGATAGGAACACGGACGTCGATTTCATAGCTTATGCGATGTCTTTAGATTCAATTAGAGTATAAGTAAACTT